CCCCCGGTATCGCGAAGCGCCTGGAGGTGGCTAGCAACCCCACGGCTCCTGCGCAGGGCAACCTCGACAAGCTCATGCAGCTTCGCTCCTACCTTTCAAAGGTTGCAGGTGGGCAAGCTAAGATAAGCGGTGAGAACCAGGATCGCCGCGTTGCAACACAGCTTCTTGGAAGCATTGACCATGACATCGACAACGCCGGAGAGCAGGTTGGCGGAGACCTCGGCGGAGCGCTGAAGCTGGCGAACGCTCGGTACCGCGAGTACTCGCAGCAGATCGATAGTGTGAAAGCCTCTCCGCTCGGCAAGATTCTCGGCGAGGATGTGTCAGGAGCGCTCCAGTCCGGAAACTTCAACACAGTCGCCCCGGAAACGGTCATGCAGCGCCTTGGCGCCCTGAAGCCTACTGAGCTCGGAGTGGTTAGAGGGCTCTTGGAGCAGGATCAGCCGCAGGCGTGGCAGATGTTCAAGCGCGGCCTTCTGGAAGACGCTATAGAGAAGGCCAAGCAGATGCCGCCGAGCGAAGGAGCCAATACTCCCGTCCTTCGACCGAACATGCTCATCAAGAACATGGGCGATGCCAAGCGTCTTCAGGCGGTGTTCGACCCGAACGAACTCAGCCAGATTCAGGCCGGGCTCAATGTTGCGCGAAGGCTTTCTGACAAGACCGGCTACAACTTCTCCGGCACCGCAGGACAGTCCGAGACGTTGGGGCTGTTCAATACCATGAAGGACATGGGCGTGAAGACCGCCTTCAGCCTGGGCGGGAAAGTCCTTGGAAGCCGCGCCTTAGCCTCGATGATGACCAATGCGGATGGCAGAGCGGCTCTGATGCAGCTCCAGCGCCTGCCCCCCGGGAGCGCCAAAGCCAGAGAGCTTACGGCCTACCTCGCCTCCATAGCGGGCACAGACCAAGCTAACAGCCCAAATCAGGCTCAGTAGCGTGACGATGAGAATAGTCCACGCAAACAGTGATAGCAGAGAAATCGCAAGACCGATGCGAGACACACTAAGCCCGAAAACCGCAACACCTGACGCCATATAAGCGGGTAATTTCCTCGCCACATACCAAGACCACCTCGGATAGCCCATGCCCCTATACGCCTATGTCTGTGAGTGCGGTAAGACGGAAGATCGCTTTAACCGCGTTGCAGAGCGTCACACAAACGCCCCCGTCTGTCATGGGCCGATGGTATTGGAGCTTCAGCCGAACTACGGCTACGTGCAGGGCGAGTGCCACTACCGTTCCCCGCTGAGCGGCCAGCCGATCACATCTTGGCGTCAGCGGAAGTACGAGATGGAGTCTAAGGGCTACGTGGACGCGAATGACTTCAAGCCGAAAACAGCATTCAAACGTGAAGAGGGAGAGCTTGCCCGTCGCACCCAACTCGCGAACAAACTGACCGGGCCGCTTACACGGAAGGATTTGGAGCCTCATATCCCCGTGATCTAGGAGTTATCCCATGGCTGAGAATGCCAGTATTGCCGATGCGATGAGCCAAGCCGAGACCGAGCTTGATGTTCCACGTGGAACAGAGCCTGAGCGCAAGGAGCGAGTCCCCGAAAACCGAGGCTCCAAGCACCGTCCGGAGGCGAAGGAGGCCAAGATGCCCTCCCTGCGCGACATTCCCAATCCTGGAGAAGTCGCGCCTGTAGCCGCAGAGCCGGTAAAGGAATGGGAGCAGCCGGGCTGGTCCAAGAACTGGAAGAAGGAGCGCGCAGAAGCCCTTAGGAAGCTCGCGACCCATCCGGAGCTTGGTCAGGATGCCAATCAGCTGATCGAGAGCTTCAACGAAGCCTACAATGTCATCGGCCGGTCGGAATGGAATCGGGGGCAGTTGGAGAAGCGCCTCAGCCCAATCTCGGACATTCTCCAGCAGATGGAGCATTCGGCGAGTATGTCGGGGCAGGGGCTTCCGCAGCACCTTTCCCAGCTCCATGCGGTCTCCCGCTCGCTTGCGGCCGATCCTGATAGTACACTTCCCTGGCTGGCGTCGATGTACAAGCCTCGCGATCCCGCGAAGGTTTTCCAAGCCCTTTCTCAGGCGTGGGGGACCGACCTAGGGCAAGTCGCACAGGGCGCTCCGTATATGGATCCGGCGGTACAGAATCTGGTCATGCCCCTGGTCAATCGTCTGCAGTCCATCGAGTCGCAGATGAGCCAGAGGGATTTCAGCCAGATGCAACAGCTTCAGAATCACGTTCTCAGCCAGATCGATGCATTTGAGAACGCGCAGGATGAGCACGGCAACCTGCTTCACCCGTACTTCAAAGACCCGGAAGTCTTCCAGGCCATGATGTACGCGGCGAACTCCGGCAAGTCCCGGAATATCCATGAAGCGTATGCGTGGGCGATTCAGTTCCACCCGCAGGCGCAACAGGACCGGGTCAAGCAAGCCGAACAGCAGGCGCTCCAGCAAGCCGCTCAGACCACACGCGTAGCCAGACAAGCATCCGGGGCTTCAAACAACGTCTCGGGCGCATCCCGCCCCCGAGACACCCAGCCGAAGACGCGCGAAGAAGCCATGAGGATGGCTGAACGGCAGATCGGCGGATAACCCTAGGAGTTTGTCATGCCCGCAGCAGACCTTACCGAATTTGTCACCGCCTCGGCCCGTAACTGGTCGCCGCAGATGGCGGATAACGTCACACTCAACAATGCCCTCCTGAATCGCCTGCAGAAAAAGGGCAAGATCAAGAAGATCAGTTCTGGTCGCGTGATCGATGAAGCGATCATCTACCCGACCAACGCCAATGGCTCTCTGAAGTGGTATTCCGGCTACGACTCGTTCTCGCCGCCGACCACGTCGGAAGTCCTGGATGCCGCCGAGTTCCAATGGAAGCAGCTCGGCGGCTTCATCTCCATCTCCGGTATCGAGAAGATTTGGAACTCGGAGCCGGCCAAGCGCTATGACTACACCGAGGCGCGCCTGGAGCAGTTGGAAGCCCTGATGAAGAACGCCGTAGGGCTTTCTTGCTACAGCAACGGTACGGGCTTCGGCGGCAAGGAACTGGGCGGTCTTCAGCTGCTCATCGCTGACGATCCGACGGCAGCCGGCACGGTGGGCGGTATCAACCAGCAGACCTTCACGTTCTGGCAGAACAAGTTCTCTGCCGCAGCGGCGACGGACGCCACGAACATTCGCGGTCGCATGGATGACATGTGGCTCCAATGTACGCGCGGTACGGACATCCCAGACTTGATCCTGGCCGACAAGACCATGTTCCGGCTCTACTGGTCGAGTCTCCAGGCGCTGGAGCGATATACGTCCCACGACTCGGCGAATTCGGGTTTCTCCACGCTCGCTTTCGTAAATGCTGACGTGATCTACGATGTGAATTGCCCGACGAAGCATATGTACTTCGTCAACAGCGACACCATCAAGCTGAAGTGCTCGCCGGACCGCATCTTCGATGTCGGCAAGCCGCGCACGATCCAGAATGCGGACTATGACGTGATCCCGGTGTTCTTCGCCGGCAACTTCACCGTCAACAACCGCAGCCTGAACGGCGTGGTCATCGCTTCCTAAGCTCCACAGGCCCCAATCCATCGGGGCCTTCATTCAGGGGACTGTATGCAGAACTTCAGCTTCAACGAGCAGGACATCGCAGACCAGCTTTCTCGCGGAGCGGGGATCATCGAAACCCGCAAACAGGTGACCGCATGGTTCTATCTGCATGCGACGCGGGATGATGTGGCCAGCCAGCGAGCGGGGCGGACGATCTACGTGGACGTGCCCTACTTCCAGTCCAAGGGGAAGGGCGACACGGACTACGTGTCTGGTCCTGCGAAGGCTGAAAACGTCGGCGACTTCCCGAAGGAATGGGCGGAGTTCCAGGCGAGGCTTGCAGACACCAGAACCTCCGTGATGGCGCTCCCGATGATGCGCCCGAGCATTCGCAAGATGTTGGAGGACGCCAAGATCGAGACGATTGAGGACTTGGCAGTAGCCCAGGTCCAGCCGGAGCTCCAGGAGCACCAGAAGCTTGCTCAGTTGTGGCTGAAGCTTGCGAGCGAGGCCACGAAGAAGCCTGAAGAAGTCGTCCCGAAGAACAAAGGTGGTCGCCCGAAGGGCAGCAAGAACAAGGTGACCCATGCCGAAGTCTCTGAAGCAGCTGCTTGACCAAGTTAATGGTGAAGCTGGGTTTGATGTCCCAAGCAATTACATCGGCAGTACGGACCCAAACATCGTCCAATTGGTGGCGATAGCCAACCGCTGCGCTGTTCTTCTGCGCGATCTTCATCTGCAGTTCCTCGTCAAGCAGGCGAACATCCCAATGACGAATGGGATGCCTACGGAAGATTCCCGAATCTTCAGCTTCCCTCTTCCGGACGACTACTACTGTCTCGTTCCTGATACAACATATCAGTTCGGGCGTATCGATCCAGCACAGCTTCCTACTCCTGCAAGCACCTGGGCCTACCTTAAATCTCGTTCTGGCCCGGAAGGGCTTCGCGTCCGTGACCGAATCATCGGCGACAGGCTCTATGTCTTCTCCCCGGACGCCACGCAGTCCCAGCAGTTCGAATACATCTCCAAGAATCCTGTGGTAACGTTGGTTCCTGCAACTTCATTCGCTGGTCAAGCTGGGGTCTATCAGGGCCATGAGACCTTCACGACGGACACGGATGTCTGGCTGCTGGATGACGCCCTGATCGAGCTGGAAATCATCTGGCGTTACAAGCTCGCCAAGGGGCTGGATTCTGCCCAGGACAAGGAGAACTCAAGGCTCTACCAGAACGAGCTGAGAGGGCGCGACGCAGGTGCCCAGATCGTTTACCCGCCCGGCCTGTGGCCGTGGCCTGGGTTCGAGCCGTATACAAACTTGTGGGTGCAGTAAATGCCTGCCGTCTCAATCCCGGCTCCGGTTGGCGGGTGGAATGCCCGCGACGCATTGGAGAACATGGAGCCTACGGATGCCGTAGAGCTAATTAACCTAATTCCAAGTAATGGAGTCGTTGTCGGGCGCGGCGGTAGCCAGGTCATCTTTAGCGGCCTTGATGGCCCTGTAGACACTCTCATCCCTTACGAGGGTGACAATGGTAAGAAATTTCTAGGAGCATGGGGTCATTCCATCTATGACATTACGGATTTCTCCACTCCGCCAGTAAGTCTTGCATCGGGCTTCCTATTTGCCCGGTGGCAATATGCCAGCTTTGACAATAATCTTGTTCTAGTGGATGGCGCTGATCCCGCGCAGGTCTATAACGGTACCGCCATCAGCCCGATGGTTATTACGCTCGTAGCGACTCCGGTGAATGCGGCGTTCACACCTGGAGCTGGAACACTCGCCACGGGAACGTATTACTACCGCATATCGGCGATCAACAATTCCGGTGAGACATCGGCTTCTACGGAAACGAGTCTTGCCATCACCGGGCCCGCAGGCGTCAATGTCAACTGGACGAAAGTCACCGGAGCCACGGGGTACAAGGTCTACGGCCGCACAACAGGCGCAGAGCAGCTCCTGGCGACTGTCGGGGATGTGGCAACCTTCTTGGACAACGGAAGCCTGACGCCCTCTGGAGCGCTTCCTGGGGCCAATACGACCGGCCCAACGGCCAGCTCTCTCTACGGGGTTACAAACTTCAAGGGGCGGGCCTTCTATTGGCAGTTCCACTCAACCTCCGTTTGGTACGCAGCGGCGGGCTCTTTCCAAGGCATCCTGACGGAACTTCCTCTCGGTAATGTCTCGCAGAGAGGCGGCTACATCGTACAAGTCATCACATGGACAAGAGATTCTGGGGATGGCGTGGACGACTACTGCGCCTTCATCTTCAACACCGGAGAAACGCTGATCTATCAGGGAGATGACCCGAGCAATTCACTCCGCTGGTCGATGGTAGGGCGCTATGCGCTAGGTCCTCCCGCGGGCGTGAGAGGGCATGCGAGATTCGCCTCTACGGAAATCATCATCACGTCTGATGGCTTTGTTGGGCTCGATGAAGCGATCCAGAATGCTCGATCGGAAGTCGTGGACACATTCGGCGGGAAGATTGTTGGCGCTACAAAGAAAGCAGCTAAGGCCTATAAGAACTATTACGGTTGGAGTGCTACGTACTACCCAGCATCAAATCTTTTCCTCGTGAATGTCCCCCAGTCGGATAATTCTGCCGAGCAATATGTGAAGAACACCAACACGGGCTCGTGGTGCAAATTCAAAGGCTGGAATGCGCGCTGCTTCGCGGTTAACGATGAGCGCCTTTACTACGGAACGGCAGATGGGGAAATATTCCTCGCCGATGTCACGAATGCTGATGGTGATCGCCAAGCCTATTCGGATGACGGAAATCCTATCCAGTATGAATGCCTGACGGCCTACCAGAAGTTCGGCTCGCCGGGGCTCAAGACGCAGCTCACCAGCGCCCGCGTGATCACTAACGTATTCGACAGCAAAGCGCTTAGCTTGAATGCCTTCGCCGACTACCGGACCAAGCCCCTCCCTCCTGTTGAAACGCCTGTCGAGCAGGTCCAGGGGCAATGGGACGTATCATTTTGGAATGAGGACTATTGGGCCGGAGATGATAACGACGGCTCTAGCTTCTCTGCTCGTCCCGTCTTCCGCCCCATAAAGGCATTCGGATTTGCCACGGCCATGTCTATCCGCTATCGCTCGATCGTGCAAAACATCGTGTGGTACTCCACGACTTTCGTCTATAACCAAGGTGGGATCAACTAATGCCCTGGACCGGAGCTATTTATATCCGTGACAACGGCCAGTTCACCGGCTCCCTCGTCTGGACGGATGATCTAAACGCCAACATCAAGATTCTGGCGAGCCGTCACGACACACACGACCAAGACATCGCGGATGGCATCACCGCCTGCCTGAACAAGAATGGCGCAAACAGTCCGACCGCGAACATCTCGTGGGGAAACTTCAAGATCACCAATCTATCGGCAGGTTCGGCGGCGACAGATTCTGCGAGGACGGGCCAGACCACAACCGCTCTCAGCATTGATCCCTCCTCGAAGATTCTCACGGCCACGAGGGCGGATGGTGACCTCACGGTAGACCTCACGCCTATTGTAGTGGCTGGAGATACATCGGACTTCGCTCGACTTTCGCTGCCGCAGACCTTCACCGCAGCAAACATTTTCACCGGAGGCGGCGGAGAGGTGATTGGCCTTCCCGGTAGGTTTAACGTGACCTCTCTCGGGGCGGCATCGTCCTGGACGTACTTCCACAACGATGCCGTGATGATCATCCAGCCGAGCGTTGCTCCTGGCTCGGCCTCTTTCAGCTATCAGGTAGATGGCAGTGTTCCTGCGGGAGCCCGTATGTTCATGGGCTCAGCCGAGGTTTGGAACTCAGCCAATCTCGACCCATCAGGATTCATCTCAGCTTCGGCCAACGTGCAGGTCACGGGAAATTGGGCATTCACAGCGAACTCCCTGCAGCTTCCTGCCAACCTCACGCTTTCCTCGGGCGTAGGAAATTCCTGGGCGGTCAACATCGCTCCTCAGTTCCTCACGTTCACGCCCTCTGCTGGCGGGGCGGCACTCGTCTATCAGGTGGACGCCGCAACCTACACGGCCGGCGCTGCCCTCCTGATTGGAGGCGGGACGGAAGTGTGGAACAAAGCCAACTTTAGGGTCATCAACTCCGCCGCGCCTACGGGCGGCAAGCCGAACGACTGCGCCATTGTGCAGACAGGTGCAAACAAGGGCCTCTGGTCCAACATCGCCGGGACCTGGACGAAGATCGTGTAATGGGCCGTAACCGCACCCTTCAGGAGCGGATGACCCAGCTGATTCCTGACCCCACGGGACAGCCGGATGGAATGGTTGTTGTCACCAAACGCGAGCCGGACGAGCTAGGGGGAACGCGCTACGTCTATGGCCTATCTGCTGGCGGAGGAGGCGCAACAGGCCCTACGGGGCGAC